ACCTCGGCGGCGCTGGGCGCGGTGAGCTTCGCCGACGGCGTGCTGGACGCGAACGATGTTACGTGGTCCGCAGTGGCGGCCGGCGCGGCCATCCCGGCCGTGCTGCTGTTCCAGGCGTCGGCGGTCGGCGGCGGTGCGGATGTCGCGGCCAGCGCGCAGCGGCTCATCGCCATCCTCGACGGCCGGTTCCGCTTCACCGTGGCCGCGAACGCGAGCAGCGGCGCTGTGGCGGTCGCCGTGGACGGCCTCCAGCTCGGCATTGCGAACAGCGCGGTGGCGACGCTCATCAGCGGCACCGGCCCGGCGACGATCACGCTGTCCTCGGCGGCATCGGCTGGCGCGCGTGCGCTCACCGTGTCGGCGCTGTCGAGCGGGGCGAACGCCGAGGCGGTGTACGAGGTCGCCTACACCGGCGCGAACCTGCCGATCACGCCGAACGGTGGCGACATCACCGCCGCCTGGTCGAACGGCGCCAACCGCATCCTGAGGATATAGGCGCGTGACCACGATAACGGTGGACGAGCGCGCCGCAGTCGAAGGTGCGCTGGGGTACGAGGTCGCGCAGGCGGGCACGTACGGCATGCTCGACCTAGTGCCGTGCCGGCGCATCATCGACACGAACGGCCCGGTGTGCGCGTTTCTCGGCGCTACCGTTGCCGGGCTTGACCCGGCGGGGGTATTGGAATGAAAGCAGCAGTCGAACAGGTATTCAACGGCTCGCTCTTGGAGCAGGCCATCGGCGCGGCATACGACCCGGACCGGATCAACCGGGGCAAGCACACCGGGCAATACAACCTCGGCTCCGGGCCCCTCGACAAATTCATCGGCCCGGCGCCGATTGGCGTGGGGAACTTTGGCGAATCGTCGCTGGCGATCCCGTCGGCGTTCGTGCATCCGATCAAAATCAGCGACGATCTGTTCTGGATTTTCGGCTCGGACGTTGCAACCGCTGCGGCGACGCGCCGCGTGCAGCTCTGGACGTGGGTTCCTTCGACCAACACGTATACGCTGGTCGGCGCGATCATCTGCACGTTCCCGGCCGCGACGAACCACACTGTACGCGGCCTGCGCGCGGTGTTGGAGAACTACACTACTGGCACGGTCGGCGTATCGGGCACTGCGGTTACCGGCAGCGGCACGGCGTGGAACACCGACCGTATGTCTGTCGGATCGCGCATCGGCTTCGGATCGACCGACCCGAACGCAATTGCGACCTGGTACCCGATCACTGCCATCGGCAGCGATACGGGCATCACGCTCGGCAGCAGCGCAGGCACTATCGCGGCCGGCACGCCGTACGTGATTCAAGACCTGATCATTGTTCAGGCGACCACGAACGCGACCGTGACGAACGGCGGGTTGTTCGTGACCAAGGGGCTTCGATACGAGGACTTCCAGAATCCTTCGACGACGATCCCGGCCGCAACCACCGTTGACCGAATCAAGGCCGTCTACTGGCTCAAGGACGCGGCCACGATCACGAACACCGCGACCGGCGGATGCGCGCTGGGCGACCGGACGAATTGGACCGAACAGTACGTCTACAGCACGAACGGCGCGGCCTCGTCGCTGGTGCTGTACCGCTACAACATCCGCGCTTCGCTAACCTTGACGGCGGGCGCTGCCACGCTGACCGGCTCGGATATTGTCGTCACCGGCACGCAGGGTGTGACCGGGACGCTTAGCCAGGCGAACAACGGGCGAGTAGCAACGCTCCAGCACGGCGCGGGCAGTGGCGTGCCGTCGCTGTACCTGTTCACAACGACCCGGATTCTGCGCGTGCCGCTGTCGGCGGTGGTCGCTGCATCAACGACATTCGTGGCGGACTCGATGTTTGAAACGCCGCCCGGCGGGGTCTCGACGAACATCGCAAACTCGACGTTCTTGGCGCTGGACGTTGCGCAGTCGATGGACAAGCTGGTAATCGCAGGCGCGGCATCACTCGGCACGATTTTCATCACCGACTACCACACGGGCGGCCAAGCATTCGACCGGCGGGCGTGTTGTGTGGCAACGCAGACGCCATCGGCAGCGCGTGATACCGACTCGCCGATCTTCATCCACGGCGTGACCAGTAACACGCCGTTCCTGTGGGTCGAGGACGGGTGGCTATTCTGGATTTACAGCACGTCAACGGGTGTGACCGTCAACGCGGTGACGGCGTACCCGCTCGCGGCAGACCTCGACTACCAAGCCGACGTGCCGAACCGGATAACGTGCCCAAAGATCACGCTCGGCGCGACACCGGCGAAGCTGTATCGAGTGCTAGTCAACGCGGCGGAAAATCTCGGCGATCACACGATGGGCGTGGCGCCGGATGCATTCCGGCTGCAAGTGCGCACCAGCGGCATCGACGACAACTCGGGCGCGTGGACCGACGTGGCGCAGGACGGCGACCTGTCTGGCCTCGGCACGCCGTCGAGCATTCAATTCGCGTTTCAGTTCAGGACGGCCGGCGTAATCATGCTGCCGGCGCGCGTGCTGTCGCTCGCGCTGCTCTATGAAACGGCCGACGCGCTGCCGAGTCAGTACAGGTGGAATTTCGGCGACTTCAACGCGGGCAACGGTACGTTCGCATGGGTGCAGGTGGCGCTGTTCGGCGCGACGCCAGGCGTGCACACGATCAACGTGTACCGGGCCGACACCGACGCGCTGGTGCTGACGCAGGCATCGAGCGGGACCACCAACGGCACGTTCGAGTACTGGAACGGGTCGGCATGGGATTCGGGCATCGGCGCCGACACGGTGGGCCGGCGCCGTCGGTTCGTGCCGACCGCATCGCTGCCGTCCGGCGTGGATCTGTACGCCACGATCACGGTCGCGTAAGTGGCGCTGCTCGCCGGCGGCGGTAGCGCGCAGCTCCGGCGCGATCCCGGCACCGCCGGGGCCGTCGATGGGCAGGTCGCGTTCGGTTCGGCGCTGGCCGGGGCGCGGCTATCGACCGCGCTCCCGTTCGCCGCGCAGTTCCAAGCCGGCGACGGCCAGGCGCAGCAGTCGCAATCCGTTGTCGCCACGCTCACCCTCGGCGGCAACGTCGAGCGCGAGCGCGCGGGCGGCGCATCGCTCACGACCGGCACCGTCGGGCAAACGCTCACCCTCGGCGGCATCGCGGAGCGCGAGCGCGCCGGTGGGCTGGCAACGGCCGCAGGGACGGCCACAATCGCGCCAGGCGGCGCCGTCGAGCGCGAGCGGGCCGGTGGTATCAGCGCACAGCCGGGGCTTGTGGTAACTGCAGTCGGCGGGTGGGCAGAGGCAGAAAAACCGGGCGGCAGTCGATTCACGCTCGTCCTCAGCATCGCGCTGGGGGGCGTGACCGAGCGCGAGATATCCGGGGGAATCGAGGTCGCGACGTACGGCCTGCAGCAGTCGCGTGTGCGCATTGGTGACTCCGTATTGCGGGCTGTGCGCCGCCTGGGCCACGACAGCATGCAAGACCCCCGAAGGATTGGCAGCGCAGTGCTGCCGAAAAAACCCCGGTCAATCCGGCACTGAGGCACTGATGCAGCCAAAGCTGATCGCAGGCGACAGCCTGAGGTTCTCCTCGTCGGTGCCGGACTACCCGGCATCAGACGGCTACACGCTCACCTACAAGCTCGTGCGGCGCGATGCCGCCGGCGTGGCCATCACGATCACCGCCGCGGCTGATGGCGACGACTACCTCGTGACCGTGCTGCCGGCAACAACGGCCAGCTGGGTGCCGGGGAAATACACCTGGGCCGCCTACGTCACGAAGACCGGCGAGCGGTACACGGTCGAGACTGGCGAAGTCGAGATCCTGCCCGACCCGGCGGTCTCTGGCGCGCCGCTCGACATGCGCAGCCAGGCGCGCAAGGCGCTCGACGACCTGAACGCAGCGCGGGCTACCTGGGTGGCCACCGGCGGCCGGGTCAAGCGGTACTCGATCGCCGGGCGGGACATCGAATACAAGGACGCGGCCGAGATCGACATGGAGATCAACTACTGGACGAAACAGGTGGGCGAGGAGCAGACATCTGCAGACCTCGAGGCCGGCCGGCGGCCGAAGAACCGCATCCTCACGCGCTTCGTGCGTCCGAGCTGACGATGGGGTTCCGTGACTGGTTCACCGGCCTGCGGCGCGAGGCGGCGCCCGCGCGCTCGCCCGCTCGGGCCGAGCCGGCGCTGCGTGGCTCGACAAGCCTGGGCGCGCCGCCCAATCGCGCGCTGCGCTCGTTCATGGCCGCGAGCAACGATCGGCTCGTGGCCGATCTCATGTCGATCGCCGGCCTGGTGTCGGGCAACAGCGAGATTCGCCAGTCGCTTCGCACGATGCGCATGCGCTCGCGGCAGCTGGCAAACGACAACGAGTACGCGAAGCGGTTCTTCCAGCTGCTGCGAAACAACGTCGTCGGGGCGAAGGGCTTCGACCTGCAGATGAAGATCTACAAGCCGCGCGGGCAGCTCGACGTG